AACAGGATGCTTTAGCGCATTAAATCGCTACTATCATTTTATATGATAACGGTTATCGAATTTGCGTATAATAAACTTTGCTAAAATGTGTTGACTTTCGGCTATTTTCTGATATAATAGTAAATGTAAAGAGGAAGAACAAAGCAAACGAAAACAAGTAAAGGAGCTAACAAAATGACTAATGAAGAAAGAATTGCAACCGCAAAAGGGAAAATTAATTTCTATTGGGATTTGATGGCTAATGCTGTCGAAAGTGAAAATGATGAATTATATGACTATTGGCTTGCAAAATGGGCGGCGGCTCGTGAAATTTATGAAGTTTTGACGGGCGAAAGATGGTATCACGAATAAGTTTCACGTGAAACACTGGTTCTCAAGGGTTCATCCATTTAAAAGCCCTTGCCCATAGGCAACACGCCTAAAATATTATTAAAAAGGTAGGTACATTATTATGGCAAAGACTAACACCAGCATTCCTGAAAACGAGTCCAAAAACGAGAAGTTTATCCGTATTGCAAGCCCCCGCGTGAATGCTGTTATTGACAAGCTGGATATTCTCAGCAATTGTGCGTCCAGCAACTATGAATACACTGAGGAACAGGTTGAAAACATGTTCCAGGCCATTCGTGACGCCGTGGACGCTTGCTATGCACAGTTCCAGCCCAAGGTGAAATCCGAAAAGGAAAAGTTTACGTTCTAAGCGTTTCACGTGAAACATTGTCTGCGGTATCGGACATATACGGCCATTATAAAACGAAAAGGAGCAACAGCCATGATAAAGAAAGAACAGATTGCAGATAATGCTATTATTGAACAATATATAGACGAGTTAAACGCAGAAATTAGCGTTGCTGGTTTACAATATTGGGAACGTCTTAGAACTTGCAATGCTCATGTTTATAGAACTCCGCATTTTATTGTCCTACGTTCCTACAATACAATTGTAGCGGCTATATATCAGAGAACGCCCCTAGCCGCCCCTGTGTTTATTGACTTCCTCCGTCTTGTATATGGTTACACCAGCACCAGCGCTCAGCATATTGCTAAGTTCAAACATGATTATTGTGGCAACTCTGGTTTCTTCTATACGTGGAGGGATTGCAGATGAAAACAACGAATTATGTGTTGACGGTGTACTGGCCAAAAGGAGCACGTGCATATCTTTCAACCAGCCTTGAGGAAGCTATTGAAGTTGCAAGTAGTTTAAAGAAAGTATTTCCTACACTACGAATCACACTCAAACGAGAAAGGAGGGAATTCGAATATTGGTTAAGCATAATTCTCGAAAGTGCTCAACAGGCCACATGACCATATCCCTACCATACGAGTTGCAGTTAGAAATTGGCCGTGTAGCTTGTGAACAAGATATGAGTGTGTCGGCTTTATGCCGACTACTCTTTAGGGAGGAAATTGAGCGTTATGAGCAAAACAGAGCGTCTGGTAAACCCGGATACAGGCGAGATTCTTGACCCCAAGGAAACGCCTGAATATTACACTCTTGACGCTATACGCCATGCAGATGTTTGGACAGACGAAAATATTAACGCTGAGTATACAAGATTGCGTAAAATCGCACAGGAGCGATTGAGGGCAATTTCTAAGTCCGACATTGGTAGAGCGTCTAAAACATGGTACTACAATCAGAACAGGTTTAAACCTTCTTCTGAATTAAGACCATACGAACGTAAGATATTGCTTGCAGAGGTCGCTAAAATGATGCAAGCACGAACAGGAACACTTGGAGGAATTAGGCGGCAGAGAGACTTGGCAATTAAGAAATTCCATGAGCATGGTTACACTTTTGTCAATGAAGAAAATTTCATTGATGTTGGTGAATTTTTCAGAGAATGGAAAGATAGCGAGTTCAGAGGATATGGTTCAACGGTTGCGCTTGACTTTTACGAGAAACTTAAGGATTCAGAAGCATTTGAGAGAGCGTCACAAAGAGTTGATAAATCTGCCCAACTTTTAAAAGATTTCAAAGAGTGGAAGAAACAGAAAGACGAGCCACATGAGCGGAAAAATAACGAAAATGAAAAATCGTCAGCCGATTTATTCAAAGAATTAGACGAGTTTCTATGATAATTCCGCCTGAGAAATTCCCTTATGACTGGCTGTATGAAATTCCACTTGTTAAAAGGAAATCAGGCAATCAACGAACGAAAAAGCGAACGAAATACAAAGATTTAATCACTGCATTTGACATTGAGACCACACGATTAGCAGATATAGAGCAATCTATAATGTACATTTGGCAATGGCAATTTGGTGATGAATACACAGTCGTCGGGAGGACATGGGAACAATTTGAAGCATTTCAACGTAAATTGGCGAACATTCTTGATGATTCTGTTTTGGTTGTTTTTGTGCACAATCTTTCCTATGAATTTCAGTTTCTGAGAGGTATTTACAATTTTCAGCCTGACGATGTATTCGCAGTTAAGTCAAGAAAAGTTTTAAAATGCAACATGTACGAACATTTTGAGTTTAGGTGTTCATACATTCACAGTAATATGAATCTGGACACCTATACAAAGAAAATGGGCGTTAAACATAAAAAGCTGACAGGAACATTTGATTATGACAAATTGCGGTATCCATGGACTGAATTAACTGATGATGAAATAGCCTATTGTGTGCATGATGTACAAGGCTTAGTTGAAGCAATAGAGATAGAAATGAAGCATGATGGAGACAATCTCTATACATTTCCATTGACTTCAACAGGTTATGTAAGGCGTGACGCTAAGAAAGCAATGTCAGAAGTGTCACAGAGTTTCATTAAAGGTCAATTACCGGATTATGAAATTTATAAGATGCTTAGAGAAGCATTTAGGGGAGGAAACACACACGCAAACCGATATTATGCAGATTATACGCTACATAATGTTCACAGTGCCGATAGAAGTAGTAGTTATCCTGATGTAATGTGTAATTGCAAGTTTCCTATTAGCGAATTTTACCGTTTGGGAAATATACCCTATGAAGAAGTAATCAAAATGATTGGCAAACGGCAAAAAGCCTGTCTGATGCGAGTTGCAATTACAGGGGTTTATTTAAAACGTATAGATTGGGGTTGTCCCTACTTATCACTTTCTAAGTGTAGATACGTTGAGAATCCTCTAATAGATAACGGACGGATAATCTCCGCTGACTATCTGGAAACAACTATAACAGATATAGACCTAAAAATTCTACTATCTGAATATTCTTGGAAAGATATTAAGTTCTTTGACTTTGCAACAGCCAGATATGGCTATCTTCCTAAACCATTGATACAAACCATTTGCCAATATTATCATTATAAAACAGAGTTAAAGAATGTAGAGGGGCAAGAACTTCTCTATATGAAATCCAAGAACAAGCTAAATTCTTTGTATGGAATGTGTGCGCAAGACCCTGTTAAACAGTCTATTCTATTCATTGAAGAAGATTTTAAAGAGCAGAATGACAATGAGGAAGAACTTCTGAAAGCATACAACAAAAAAGCATTTCTGGCCTATCAATGGGGTGTATGGGTAACAGCGTGGGCAAGATATAGATTAGAAGAAGGAATACAGCTTGCGCACGGTGATATTGATGACCCCAATGCCCCACAATTTGTGTACTGTGATACAGATTCTGTGAAATACCTTGGAGAGATAAATCTCGATAAGTTTAACGCAGAACGTATTAAAGACAGTAAAGAAAGCGGAGCGTATGCAACAGACCCCTCTGGAATCACACATTATATGGGTGTCTATGAGAAAGAACATGATATGTGTGAATTTAGAACGATGGGGGCAAAGAAATATGTATACAGAGAGAAGCCAGAGGATAAATTAGTTTGCACTATCGCAGGAGTTTCAAAGAATCTTGGAGGAAAGGAGTTAGAAGCCAATGGAGGTATCACAGCATTTCATGAAGGATTCACATTTGAGAAAGCAGGAGGACTTGAAGCAGTTTATAATGACAAACCCGGCATTTCAGAGTACACAGCGGAAGGAAGAACAGGAAAAATTACGTCTAATGTCTGCCTTCGACCAAGCACTTACACGTTAGGACTAACAGCCGATTATAAGCGACTATTGACAGAAAGCAGGTATGAATATGAATGACCATGAATGTATGGAAGAAATGTTAATACTTTGGGAGCGATTGCATAGTACCCCTGTTGAAGATGCGTTGGATGAATTTCTTGAAGAATTTGATAGAATTGTCAAAGCATACATTATTTATTACAATCTGTAACCAACAGCACAAGCTGTGGTAAATAAAATTTATTTAAAAGGAGAAAGAACAATGACTATCACCAAGATTAGCAAGGAACTGAACAAGAAGGAACTGTACAAGATGACCATGGACGCAGGTATTAAGAAAATGAAGGACTATGTTGGTTCCAGCATTGATGTGTATGCGTACTGCATTTACACCGATTTTAACAGTAAGGATAACAAAGAGGTTGAAGTTCTGTCTGTGATGGATACTGACGGTTCTGTCTTTGCTACCAACAGCGCAACCTTTAAGAAGGACTTCCTGAACATTGCAACTCTGATGGAGGGCGAGGATTTCTCTGTTGGCGTCACTTCTGGCACTTCTAAGGCTGGCCGCGAGTTCATTACTTGTACCCTTCTCTAAGACAATATGAGCCGCATTTACTTAGATAGCGGCTATCTGAATATCCATGAACTATTGAACCGTTCCTTGCCCTTCAATTTCGCAGTTGGAGGGCGAGGGACAGGCAAAACCTATGGAAGTTTGGTTGAGTGTCTGGAAGAAAAAAGAACGTTCCTATTCATAAGAAGAACGCAAGCGCAAGCAGATATTGTGACAAGACCTGAATTTTCACCATTTAAGCGAATATGTGAGGATAGGAATTTAAACATTAGCTGTTCTCCTGTTACGAAGTATAACAGTGCGTTCTATTACTTCAAAGTAAATGAAGATGGGAAGCAAATTCCAGACGGCAAGCCGATTGGATATTCAGCCGCACTCTCCACGTTCTCAAATATCAGAGGTTTTGACGCTTCTGACGTTGACCTTATGATATTTGACGAATTTATTCCAGAGCGTCATGAAAGACCTATTAAGAACGAGTTTGAAGCACTTATGAACTGCTACGAAACCGTCAACAGAAACAGAGAGCTTCAAGGAAAGAAACCTGTACAACTTCTTTGTTTGGCAAACGCAAACGATGTTGCAAACCCTGTCTTTATTGGTTTCAATCTTGTTAAGAAAGCGACTGATATGTTAGAGAAGGGCAGAGAAGTCTATCAAGATAACCACCGTGGTATCTGCCTTTACATGTTACAGAAGTCTCCTATTTCGGAAGAAAAACGTAATACCGTTCTGTATAGAGCAACAGAAGGAACACGTTTTTCCGAAATGGCACTGGATAACAAATTTTCTTTCAATGACATGGGTAATGTAGGGAGCAGACCTATCAAGGAATTTGTTCCCGTGTGTGCAATATCAAAAATTTGTGTATACCGACACAAGTCTGACGGAACATATTATGTCTCGATGCACAAAGCAGGTAGCCCACCCCAATATTCCGATAGTGAAGCCGATATTCAGCGGTTTAGACGGATGTATGGTTGGTTATGGGAAGCCTACATGCAACAGAAAATAACATTTGAGGAGTATCTTTGTGAAAATCTGTTGACAAAGTATCTCCGATGATGCTATTTTATAATCAGAGAAGGGGGTTGCACAAAGTCACAGCCGGAAGCTGGTGCAAGCCCTTGACTGGGGCAAGAAACCCCCTTCTCAATCTAAATCCGGCTATAAGGAGAAATGATATGGACGTTGCAACTGTTACCCAGCTTGTCAGCAATCTTGGTTTCCCCATTGTATGTGTAGGCGTTATGTTTTGGATGCAGAATAAGGAACGTGAAAGCCATGCCGCCGAAAGTGAGCGTTGGACTGAGGTTGTTAAGGAAAACACAGAAGCCCTGAGAGATTTGAAAGAAGTTGTATCTCTTTTAAAGGAGCGTGTTAGCTATGGGGGCAAGGATACAGAGTGAAATAGCAGTATCAATTCCCTTTGACGACATTGACAGAATTGAGATTTACCAAAACCCATGGAATAGGAAAACAAGAAAGCGTTTGCCGTTGTCCACGATTATGAGCAGAACTGGTGCTGACTATGCAATTAACGGAACTCTTTACAATATGAGTAACGGTAAACCTGTTTGTCCCTTGCGCCGAAACGGTGTAACGTTATACCACGGGAAATACATGTATCGTGGTTATCTCTGGGATAACTACAACGCAAGCAGTTTCCATTTTGATTTAGTCCCTAATGATGCGTGGGAAAATTACATTGCTTGCAGTCATATCGTGATGGACGGGGAAGCAATAAAGAAGCCTATCTATAACGTAGCACAAGGCGGTAGACGTGGAAGAACAGCTATCGGAACTAAACTTGTAAACGGACAACGGAGATTGTGTCTTTACGCTTCCAAGGACGGAAGCACAGCCAAGAAAACGCCCGAACAGCTTGCAACTTTATTGCATAATTATGGATGGCGGGATGCAGTTATGCTTGACTGTGGTGGAAGTTCTCAAGGATATTTCAAGAAGGAAACCCGTCAAGTTTATTCCAGTAGGCGTACAGCGCACTACATTTTAATCTATTTGAAGAAAGGAAAGAAATAATATGGGTATTACGGAAATCATTAGACAGGGGCTTGCACATGGCGATTCGTACGAGGTTATTAACAAGGCCCTCGCAGACGCTGGTTTCAATCTGAAACTTGTTCCCCGTGAGAATGCGGGTTGGACTGAACAGGAAATGAAGAAAGGATTTAAGGAAGGAGAGACTGCAACGGATACTATTAAACTTGCAGACCTTATGAGTATGCACGTGTCCCTTGCAGGTAAAACACGGGTATTCTGGTGCAAAGAAGGACAGTATGCAGTAACTTATGACGAAAACGGCCATGCTATTAAGGCGGTGAGACAGAATGTTTAAGCCTGAGGAAATTCTGACTCTTGCAAAAGCTGGATTTACTGCACAGCAGATTGCCGGACTTTCTATGGTAGCTAATCAGCCTGTTCCTACTCAGGCACAGCCCGTTGTTACTCCGGCACAGCCCGTTGACCCTGTACTCGCAGAGTTGCAGAAGTTGACAGGACTGGTTCAGGGCAGTAACATTATGAACGTGAATCAGCCCAAGGTTCAGACCCCTGAGGAAATTCTTGCTGAGATTATCAATCCAGCACCGAAAGGAGATAAATAATTATGCCTAATGTAAATGACATGACTGTTTTTCAGGCTGGCACTATTTTGCAGAGCCTTGTTAAACAGGCAACCGGACAGGCGGTAATTGCCGCCAGCACTCCCGGCGAGTTTGTCAGTGTGGCACAGACCGCACTCAAGACTGGCTATGACCCTATTCTGAACGCAATGTCTCAGATGTGGGGCAGAACGATTTTCAGCATTAGACCTTACAGCCGTAAGTTCTCCGGACTGGAAATGTCTATGGAGCGTTGGGGCAATGCAGTTCGCAAACTGTCTATTGCAGACAAGCCCATTGAGGACGATGCCCGGTTCACTTGGCCTGTTGGCTATGACAGCACCAAAGCCCCCAATGCACTTGGCGAGGGAGAAAGCGTTGATATGTACGCTTTGAATAAGCCTGACATTTTGCAGGTTAATTTCTATGGCCAGTCTGTCTATGAAAACAGCTACACTATTTTCAAGGATAACATGGATGTTGCCTTTACCAGTGCGGAGGAATTCATGCGCTTCAACTCCCTCGTGACTGGAAACCGCTCTGACAAGTTGGAGCAGTACAGAGAAAACATTGCAAGAGGTATCCTTGCCAACTACATTGGTTCTCTGTTGGCTGAGAAGCAGAATACTCGTATTGTACATTTGCTATCTGAGTACAATACTGAGACTGGTTTGCAGTTGACCGCACAGAATGTCTATCAGCCTGAGAACTTTACAAGTTTCATGCAGTGGGCATACGCAAGAATTGCAACTATTTCTCGTATGATGACTGAGCGTTCTGAAATGTATCAGACTGTTATCAATGAGAAGCATGTCATGCGTCATACTCCCGCCAATAGGCAGAAGGTCTACCTGTATGCTAAGGCTATGGACCAGTTTGACGCCATGGTTAAGGCTAACACCTTCCATGACAATTACCTCAAGTTTACTGACTACGAGGGCGTTAACTTCTGGCAGTCTATTGAGACCCCTGATTCCATTAACGTTACACCTGTGTATACCAATACCACTGGCACTGCTACTACTGGTGAAGCTGTTGAACAGGCCGGTATCTTTGGTGTTATCTTTGACGAGGAAGCACTTGGCTATGCTCAGGTTAACAACTGGGCGGCTGTCACTCCGTTCAATGCCAAGGGTGGCTATTGGAACACTTATGACCATGTTAACTTCCGGGCTATTATGGATATGAGTGAGAAGGGCGTTCTGCTGTTGCTTGACTAAGCACTTGGAGGGGTGGGGCACTATCCTCGTGTCCTGCCCCTATAATAAGGAGGTCTTATGTTAACAGTAACACTCTATGAGTTCAAGAAAAGAGAGAATAGTACCAAAAGACCTGATGCAAGTGCTACACAGAGAGACCATAAAGCCGTTCTTAAAATGCCCACAAGTTTATTGAGACCGGAAATTACCTTTGACTTTGGTTTAAAGGGAAATCCCTCTTTCTACAATTATGCATACATTTCAGACCTTGGGAATAGATACTATTTCATTAGAGACTGGACTGTATCCGAAGGGCATTTATGGACTGCCCACATGGAAGTTGATGTGTTGGCAAGTTGGAAAGCGAGTATTGGAGCGTCTACACAGTACGTTAAAAGAAGTTCCTTTACCTATGATGGTGGTATCTTAGACCCTGTGTATCCAACTATTCAGCCCCCGGAAATTGTTATCACAAAAGACAATAGCAATTGGACAACAGACCTGAAAAGCGGAACATACATTCTTGGCATTATCAACAACCAAGATGGTGGTATGGGAGCGGCACATTACTATGCATATACTCAGGAAAACATGAACAAGTTCTTGAATCTTCTCTTGAGTAGCACGGAATACGCAGGAAATATTACAGAAATTACGGCGGATTTGCTCAAAGTTTTGTGGAATCCTATGCAGTATGTTATCTCTTGTGTATGGTATCCGTTTAGCATTGAGTTAAATCAGACAGCAAATGTTACAAAACTTGAGAAAACTCCCATTGGTTGGTGGGAAATCTCAGTTCCCTGTTATCAGTTAAACACCACAATAAAATATTTTGCTAACACAGTTGCAATTCCAAAACATCCTCAAGCCGCAACACGTGGCGTGTATCTAAGCAAACAGCCATTTTCAAGTTACACTCTGTATTATCCGGGAGTTGGCCAGATTGTGCTTGACCCCTCTTTGTTGCAAACGGATAATCTTGCTATCAACTGTGCTGTTGATTTGATTGCAAATCAGGCAAGACTGGTTGTTAATGATGTTAACACCTGCGTATCCTATGCACAGATTGGTGTCCCTGTTCAACTCGCACAGATGGCAGAACAGACTTTGCAACAGATTACTGGTGCTTTTACAGGTGCTATTGGAACAGGCTCAAAAGCGGCTATGGCCGGTCTTGAAGCTGGTGGCCCTTTGGCTGGTGCTATTGCGGGACTTGGTGGAGCAGTATTTTCCGCTATTGGTAATGCAGTTGAACACGCATTTCCTGTTACAACTACAACGTCCTCCAACGGAAGTCTTGTAAATCTATCATACTCCGTCAGTCTAAAGTCAGTTTTCTACAAACTTGTTCCAGAAGATAACGCAGATTTGGGCCGCCCTCTGTGTCAAACACGTAAGATTTCATCTGTACCGGGTTATCAGATGATTATGCATGCTGATGTAGCTATTGCAGGTACACGAGAAGAAAACCAGCTGATTAAAAACTACATGGAATCTGGTTATTTCTATGAGTAGGTGAGTTCCTATGGCATGGATTACAGGAAACAGATACCTTACACTGTCTGAAATGCAAAATAACGCTGACATTATGCACTATTTCTTCAAGTCTAATGGATGGACTGATAATGCAATCTCAGCCATGTTCGGCAATATGCAGACAGAGAGCACTCTTAATCCCGGTATTTGGGAAAATCTTGAGCCATTTGTAGGCGGCTATGGTCTTGTTCAGTGGACGCCATACACCCACTATTCGGATTGGGCAGGTACTGATTGGCAAGATAACGGACAGAAGGAAATGGAGCGTATCCAATACGAGTTGGAGAATCACTTGCAATGGATTAGCACAAACACATATCCTATGACATTCAGAGAGTTTTCTCAGTCCACTCTTTCACCAGCATATCTTGCACAAGCGTTTCTTTTCAACTACGAAAGACCTACTGTAAAACCGCAACCTGCCAGAAGCAAGCAAGCTGAATATTGGTATAAGTATATTACTGGTGAAGAACCGCCTACACCGCCAACTCCCAGCAATATTCCTATTTGGCTGTTGTTCAAAATAAAAGAAAGGAGATGGTAACTTGGTTGGAAACGGAATCCCGGCAAGTTATGACTACATTAACGTAGCAAATTCCGCTATTAGCCCTTCAACTGTACATTGCAGAAACACAGCACTGTCGCAATACTTTGCACGTTATCTGTTGCAGAAAGCAATGTCTCTGTTTAAGTGGAAACTTCCAGAGCATTGGAGCAAGAATTATTTCCTATATGTTCTGTACTGTTGGGGTTATCTGGCTGTTGTGAACACAACTACGTTCGGAGTTATCCCCCAAGGATGCACTCTTACTGGCTATAATGTTTTCTATCAGCCTACCAACGCAATTATCACTAACCCCCTACTGCGTGGCAACTTACAGCCAAGAATCGGAAGTCAGTGTACAATTATCCGCTTACAGCCTGACTATGGCGGCATTATGGATATTGTCGGTTACTATGCAGATATGCTTGCACTTTGCGCTGAATCTGTCGGCATGAACTTGATGAACACACACCTTGCCTATGTGTTTGCGGCAGGTAACAAGACCGCCGCTGAAAGTTTTAAGAAGATGTATGACCGTGTTGCAAGCGGAGAAGTCTGTACCGTTATCGACAAGAATCTCTATAAGGATGATGGAAGCAAGGCTTGGGAAGCCTTTGAGCAGAACTTGAAGCAGGTATATATCAGTTCTGACATTCTGAGCGATATGCGCAAGATTGAAGCAATGTTTGACACTGACATTGGTATCCCTAACGCTAATACCGATAAGCGTGAGCGTCTTGTTACTGACGAGGTTAACGCCAATAACATTGAAACTCAGAGTAAATGCGCTATGTGGCTTGAAGAATTACAGGAATCTATCAAGGCTACAAACGACATTTTTGGCCTGGATATTTCTGTCGAATGGCGTTTCCCTGACGCTTACGAAGGGGGTGTGAACAATGTCGGCATCAGTGAGCCTGTTGGGACTAAAACGTCTGAATGAGGGAATCCTTGGAGAACTGGTTGTCCCGGATGGCGTGGACATTGAACTGGTGAAGGATAACCTACTTGCGGAGACTGCTGAACTGGAAGTCATTTACCCTGACGCTGTTTTTATGCAAGCCATGATTGGGCGTTGGAGCGCAAAGGAACTGCCTGTATGGGATAGACTGTATAAGACTACCCTGTTGCAGTACAATCCTATCGAAAACTATGACCGACAAGAAAAGTGGACTGAGGATGAAAACACCAGCAAAAACCTTGACAGTGAAGCAACTGGAAGCAGTGACACTGCAACGGACGGAAATAGCAAGAGAGACAGTGAGACCATCACAAGAAACGGAACGAACAAGGCTGTAAGTGCATACAATGAAGTAGACTTTACACCTACTGAAAAGGTGGATGTTTCCGCACAGACTACCGACCACGAAACCAATTCCAACGAGGGCAACATTAACGTGCGTTCTAAGGATGGATTGATTTCTGACGAGAAGGGCAAACGTGCACTGGACAAGGAAGGTGCTATCCACGGTAACACTGGATTCTACACCAAACAGAAAATGATTGAACAAGAGCGGCAAATTGCAGAATACAATATAATTGACGTTATTATCAACAGTTTCAAAAATAGGTTCTGTCTACAAGTCTATTAAGGGGGTGTTGTCATGGGACTATTTGAGCAGTTTCCCTATGCGAATTTCCACGAGTTGAATCTGGACTGGATTCTAAAGAAAATTAAAGAGCTTGACGAGAAAGTTGACAGCATTGAGGACAGAATCTTAAAGGAAGCTAATGCCTATACTGACCAGCAGATTGCTGGACTGCGGCGTGACTTTGCGGAACTTGAAGCTGATTTTGCGGCGTTCAAATCTGACATTAACGCTCAGTTTGCGGCTTACACTGCAAAACAGGACAAGGCGTTTGCCGACTATCAGAAACTTGTTAATGCTCAGATTGACCTACTTGAACAGGAAATCAGAGACGCAAGAGCAGAACTCAAAACTATGTTGCGACAGGCCAATGCTTACACGGATGCAAGTATTGCTATGTTGCTGTTGCAGTTGCCGGACATTATCACTAAGAATATCAAAAATGCAAAGGTGTATAACCTGCTGACTGGTAAATATGTGACCATTCAGGCAATGTTTGATTTCTTGTGTCTGTTCCATGCACCGGGAGCACTTACTTGTACTGGTGTATTTGAACGGAAGAACACTTGCACTGAAATTCAGCAGTACAATAAGACATGCAACGAGTTTATCACTGACGCCCGCAACTTCATTGTACAACATTAAGGAGGTATAATATATGTCTACTCAGACCCCTAATTTAAATCTTGACCTGCGTGAAGGCACTGACATTTTCAACCCCTTGAGCACAAATGCCAACTTTGAAACCCTCGACAGCGTGATTACCGAAATCCGCAAGAAGGGTGGCGTGCCCACCTATACCACTACGGCGAGCGCTAACCTGCTGAAACTGTCGGAGAATCCTGTTCCCAATGAGACCCTGTTCAAGTTTGTGTCGGCAGGTGACGCTAACACTTGGAGTTATCAGGAAACTGTCAACAACATTGTGGCGCTGGACGGCAAGCAGAAAACTGTCAAGGGCGGCGAAATGTATGTGGCGTGGGTGAATGCCGCTAATGCAATGGTTGTTGTGGCTTGGCCTGATGTGGTTGACGCTCAGACCTTTGACGGTAAAGGCCCTGCTGAATGGGCAAGCAAGGCGCAGTTGGATGCAGTCAATCAGACTGCGGTTAATGCTACCACTACCGCACAGGCGGCGGCTACGGTAGCGAATAATGCGCTAGAAGTGGCACAGGCGGCTGGGATTAAAATTGACACCTTATGGGAAAACCCTAACCCTTCTCTTTCTTTTAACGCAGATAGCGTAACACTCGCTAAGCCTATCACTGACTATAAACTGTATATGGTGCAAGCACGATTTGACAAAACGGCGGCTTTCCAGTTCTATTTTGTTGGAATTGTCAGCGAACGTAGAACAAACAACCCGGCAAGCCTGTTGTGCGCTTCTTCTGATTATGGAAGTAACGTCTATGGCGTAGCAAGAAGATTCTTCTTTCTCAGCAACACGGAAATTTATTTCGCCGCCGGAGAAAATGTTGGCGGAAGCGCTACAGCAACTAATGACAGAGCGATTCCTGAAAAAATATTCGGAATCAAATAAATACAGCGACGCCTGGTTGAGATATACCGGGCGTCATTTTATATGCCGTCACTTTAGCACGTTAAAGCACACCCTGTCCGCCTGCCACGCACAAATTGTGTCCGTATTGTGCGCACAATTTTGTCCGTGGGGAAAAGACAAATGTCCACGAGTGGCGGTTAATCTATCACAGATCGGAAGAGCACACGTCTGAACTCCAGT